GCTTCTCGTCATAGTCCTCATTGTTCCTACGAGCGTTCTCCTTCTTTTTATTACGCCAGACTAGGAATACGTTATCCACCTGATCTGCAATGCTTCCTGACCCCTTTAAATCGGTCTTACCAGGCTGAATTTCCTCTGACTGCAACTTACGGATATGGTGAACCAAATGAATGTGAACATTATGGTCACGAGCCAATGCACATAACTCGTCAACAAACGACTTTTGCTCGTTTAATGAGTCCTCAGCCACCACACACTTCATTAATGAGTCAATAAAGATATGTTTTATCCCTAACTCAACAGCGCAATACCTAGCCATTGCTATCGTTTTCTGTGGAGTGGTAGAACCTTGCTGATCGTAAAGATACAGATTCTCGTCAATGAAATTAGTAAACCGTCCTAAAAGCCCACGGATGTATCCTTCTTTGTCGTGAGTTAGCGGAATATTAATATTCTCACCTGCAAACTGCCTTAACATCCTGACAATGGTAGTTACAGGTTTCATTTCGTAGCTGGCTATACATACCTTTAGGTTCTGTTTAATCAAACCTAACGCTATCTGGCCTGTTACAAGGCTCTTACCGCCTCCGTTACCACCTGCATATACTGTGACCTCACCCATCCTAAATTTAACGTCTGCGTGTGTCTTAGGCCACGGCATAACGGCATCATCTGTTTTCTCAGGATCAACGTAATTCTGGTAAATCTCATCTAACCAGCTCGTAGCAGATTTAACCTGTGCCGATAAGTCTGAGTTCTTTAGATATTTCTCAACATCAATATCCTGAGACTTGATTATGTTGCGATCTTCGTACAGTCGTTCAGCTATTGCAAAAATATTATCCGACATATTTAACTGCCTCCATTATTCGGTCGTGTGCTGTTTTCATCCTAGTTCTATCGACCTCTGATAGTTTCTCGCCTTTAGACATTGAATAAGCTGCTACAGATACAACCAATGCCTCAAATTCAATGACTTTAAGCAAGTCTGAAGCATAATATCTTTTCTTGATTGGAGGCAAGTCTTTATTTGTGTCAGGGAATAAATCGCCTATCTCCATACCAATAGCACCCATGATTTCTTGGATGCTACAGTTAGCAAAGCATTTCAATAGGATACGACCATCCTCAACTTCTCTTATCGCTAATGATGGAGACTTATCGTTATGAGCAGGACAGCAAGCTACGTAAGCACCGTTACGGCCTTTAACTTTCTCTAGGCGGCTGAGTATGTTCTCTATCATTTCCACCCCATCAATGGCTTCTGGACAGTTTTAACCTCATCTTCCCATCGTTTATTCGTTAACCAGGTTGATGCGTGTGGAATAAATCTTTGCTCTGTTTCTGACAATTTCTGGTCTTTAATTGCTTTTTTCATTATTGCAACAAGTTCAGCATTAGGCTTTAACCTAGCCCATACCTTCCTAGCATTTTCTTTATTTGTCTTTCTTGGGTAGGATTTCCAGAAATCGTCAAAATGATCGTTATATCTGGTTATATCTGTATTTATAGTGATCTCGCAATTCTTTCGACTACGATCTCGCAAAGGTTGCGACATGGAAGAAGTAAACTTTTCATAGTTTAGTCGATAGTAAAGAGTCTTATCCCAATGGTTATCACTCTTACATTCAGCGAAAATCATGCCGTCAGATTTCAGCTTTTTTAGTATCGTAAAAATTGTTCTCTCAGACCAAAAAGGAAATTGCTTCTTCCACTCAGGAATAGAGTTATAAACCCATGAATAACCGTCTGACATAGGTTTATTCTTTTGTGTCCAGTAATGTATTTGCTGGATAACAATTGCCTCATTAAGCCCATATTGACAAGCTAACGTAGGCAATACAACTAATGGATATTCATCAATGAGAACATTCATTCTTCCACCCCATCATTCCATGCACATTCAATTTCTTCCTGATTTCTTAAAACCCAAGTTTCCAACTTATTAAATTGGTCTAAGGTTAAATAAATTTCAACATTTTTTCCTTGCTCATGAGAATATTGTTTTATAGCAATCTTCCCTGATTCTGTTGGATAAACAAAAAAACCTTCAATATTTTTAAATTTCATAGCTTTCTCCAATAAAAAAAGCCCTAGGTGAGACTCTCACTAGATCAGCAATCTAATGTTGACGGACTGGTGAGTAACCAGCAGAGTCCCATCTAAGGCTTACTCGTTTAACGCGCCGTCAAGCACGTAACTACTATAGCGTAACCTGCCTATTGCTGCAAGTACGGCATATTTCTGAAGTCCTAAACTGTATAGCACTTCTTGACTGCTTGCAACTAGGACATTTCTTTAAATTAAAGTTATAAGTCGTTTTGACCTTGGTATCTGACATTTGACTTACAGGTTTTAAAGTGTCGTCTTTCAATTGGCTGACCTCGCGGACTTACGGTAGGTGGGAATGTTTGCAGTGGCTTAAACGGTACAGGCTCTCTAGGTGGAGCTAGATTGACCTTCACATCTAAGTCCACAGGCTTATCACGGAAGATCGGGAAGAATACAGTACCTATTTGCTTGATGCAATTAAGTCTTACCAATTTCCTAAGTTCACTAGCAATGTTGCAGACTTCAGGAAAGTCCATCATTCCATGCCTGGCTATTAATCTATCTATGGTAATACCGCCAGAATTGTTAATAATTTCGATAAATTCTGACCTGCGGCTACCTTCTCTCGGAATATACATAAAATAATTTAAAAAAGTTGTTGACAGACAAGTTGCAATGATTCATTATTGAATCTCAGCAACACGATATTAATTAACTAGGAGAACAAAATGAAAGATCGCACAAAATACGAAGAAATGACAAAACTTGTTGATGAAACTTTTGGAAAATTTGGTTGGAACGGTTATTCATTTTGTGATGCTAGCGTTGACGCTGAAAATTGCGGTGTTAAAAATGATAATTCTGAGGAATTTTGGTCTGCAATGGTTAGCTCCTTCAATTCATCGGTTAGTCAGCGTTTAGTTGATTGTGGTTTAGACCCAAGAAAAGTCGGCATTGAGTATTAATTAACTAGGAGAATACTATGATTAAGAATATATCCGCAACAGTTCGTATTAATAGCTCTGGCGATCCTTTTAAAGACTCATACGACCTTATCGTTGAAGTCTTAGTTGATAGCGAATGGAAATGCTATCAAGGGTTCAACACGCTTTCTAACGACTACGCATATACAGAAGCTCGTGCAGCAGCAAATGCAGCAAAGGCTATTTATGAAAACTAATATGCACAATTGGGAAGTAGCTGAGATTGTTTATGCCTTGCGTTTACTGGCAGACAACCTAGACAAGAAACCTAAGACTACAGAAGAACAGGAAATTTTAGGTATAGCGTACGAAGCATTGTTAGTAGCACCACGCGAAATACATGAACTTGTTAACATTTTAGAATCTAATGACAACTATGAATAAATTGCTCAATACTAATGATTTTTTTGCTCGTCATCCTTTATTTTGTGGTGTAATAATGTTTCTTCTCTACATTATTGCAGGATCACTATGACAGATGAAAAGAACATACTTTACAAGAAAGACTACGTTACATCTGCTAAAACAGATATTCGCAAAACTTTCGCTAAATTTAGAAAGGAGCAAAAACAGGCTGAAAAAATATCAACTATTGAGAAAACACAACCTACCAATGTGGTTCAGTATAAAAAATTCAGATAAATAGGAATCTACTATGAATAACGACTATCAATTGCAAGAGCAGCACGAAGAACAGCAGTGGAAAGTTTACGCAAAGCTACAGAAAGCTCGCGTAATGCTTCAGTCAATGCCAATTAAAAAGTCTGGCTTTAACAGTTTCGCAGGGTTTAAATACTTTGAGTTATCAGACTTCCTGCCATCAGTTAATACGATATTTGCAGAACTAGGACTATGCTCAGTCTTTAGCATAATGGACGGTAAAGCTAGTCTACGTATTATCGACTCAGAATTTGGTGGAGCTATCTTTTTCAGCAGTCCTACAGCAGACGCAGCCAGTGGTAAAGCACCACCTATCCAGGCTCTAGGTTCAATGCACACGTACCTTCGTCGCTACCTTATGCTCAATGCGCTTGAAATCACGGAACATGATGCAGTAGACGCTACGATAAAGAAAGACGAGCCTAAATCAGCCAAGCCTATTACCGTTGACGTATTTGATAGTATGTCTGATGAAGATAAAGAACTAATCGAAGCTATTGCAGTTGATGTACGTATGCTTATCAATAGAAACGATATGCAGGGAGCCATTGACTACATTAACTTGCAGGAGTTTGATCCAGACTCTAAAACAGCATTTTGGAGTAGGTTAGATAGTAAAGAGCGTAGTGCAATTAAGAAATTTTCAATAGGGAAATAAATATGGAATATGCAAATACAGATCGGGGCGTGTTATACCGTAACGAAAATAAAACATCTGAGAACCATCCAGACTATAGTGGCAGCGTTAACGTAGCTGGTACTGACTTCTGGCTCTCAGGCTGGCTTAAAGAGAGCAAGAAAGACGGTAAAAAGTTCTTTAGCTTATCGGTACGACCTAAGACTGACGCGAAACCTAAACCAGTTAAATCTGCTGAACCGGATGACTTTGACCAAAGTATTCCCTTTTGATCTCGCAGCCACCTCCGTGGCTTTTAACAGGGGCTTCGGCTCCTGTCTTTTTATTCTGGAGTAACCATGAAATTGTTAGACGAAGTTAAGAAACGCTACGAAGTTAAGAATGATGCTGAACTTAGTAGAAAGCTGGACGTACCACCGCCTACTATCAGCAAGATTCGTAGCGGTAAAGTTAACGTGTCTGCTGACATGATTCTACGTATTCATGAGACTTTTGGGATGCCAGTTAAGGAAATACGTGAACTACTATGAAAATAATCATATTTATGCTGTCTGTTTTAGGAGCTATCTGGCTGTTTTCTAGCCTGATGAATGACAAAGTACAGACAGCTTATAAAAAAGGCTATACAGACGGTTCTACTGCCCTTGCTGTGGATTCTCAGTGTGTCTCTTGGTTAATGAACTCTAATTTAAAAGAAGCTAAAGAGAGAATATGTAAATGAATATGCGATT